GTCGATCGTCATTTGATCTCGGCCAGCTTGACCAAGGTCGATGGCGCTGGTGTTCCTCGGAAAGGTATCGTCAATTTGACGATGACCCAACCTCGGTCCACCTCAATCTCCAACAATGATATCCTTGATTGCCTTGCGGCGATCATTGATCTCATTGGTGATGGTGGCTTCGGTGACACCGGTTTTACCGGAACCACTAATGCGGCGGCCATTCTTCGCGGCGAGAGCTAGAAGATTGGTTATGGGGGAATCGGGTTACCAGGTGACTGAGGAGTGCTACCCTAATGGGAACACCGAACAGCCACAGCGAGGTATACCTCGATTTCGTCTTGTCGGTCCTCGATCAAGACCCGCTTGGAATCACTTCACGAAAAGACCTTGACGCAGATCGTCGCACTTTGTGCAACCGATTTGCGAAAGAGGGTCTATCTTTCCTGACCAAGACTTTACCCCTCCTGGGAAAAGCGCTTGATCTTGGATTGGTAGAACTTCGCCTCCAAGTGCCACGTGAGTTCAAAACAGCTCACAAGTGTACTAGTATACCTGCATTTCTGCAGGCGTACTTTCGGCGAATCTTTGATGTGGATGGTAGTCTCTTGGAAGGAGCTGATCCAGATGCTGTAAAGCATCTTCGTCAGCTCCTCTTCATGCTTTACAAGCTCGAGTTGCCATACTCTGAAGCATCGGAGAAGCGAGTAATCGCTAACTTCGTTGCTACGGAATTGGAGCTCGAACTCGGTAGCGATATCGAAACCAGCGCCCTTACGGCCGCTGCTTCCTATGTCGTTAGGGAAGTTCTCCGTGGGTTCGATCCCATGGATATAGTCCCGAAGCATGGTCCAGGATCCGTTGCGACCGGTGAACGCCTTGAGGAGAAGTGGACTTTCGCCCGCTTTTATCAAGGTATTCATCGTGTCTACCCCTACTACGAGTATTATCTCGCAGGATGGGGGAAAGAACTGATGGATCGTTTGGGTTGGTACAGGTCTTTGACCCGCCTGGAAACAGGTGTAGCCAAGGTTGTACTTGTCCCAAAAGATTCTCGAGGCCCAAGGCTGATAAGCTGTGAACCACTGGAATACCAGTGGATCCAGCAAGGTCTTGGACGAAAGTTGGTTGATCATTTGGAAACCTCATCAGTTACCAAGGGTCAAATCAACTTCCGTAACCAAGAGATCAATCGTATGCTTGCTTTGTCTTCTTCTAAGACAAGTAAGTTTGCTACAATCGATCTCAAGGAAGCTTCGGATCGCGTGTCGGTAGACCTTGTTAAGCTCCTCTTTGCTAACAACGAAGATGTGCTTCGATGTCTGTTGGCTACGCGTACGACGGCCACGAGACTTCCGGATGGAAGTGAGTTGACCCTAGGCAAGTTTGCCCCAATGGGATCAGCATTATGCTTTCCTGTTGAGGCTCTTTGCTTTTGGGCAATTTCCGTGGCTGCCATCATGCGCCGCTTGCGGCTGCAACGCCAGGAAGTCGGGGATCGGATTTTCGTCTATGGTGATGATATTATCATCCCTACAGACTGGGCTCCGATCGTGATGGAAGCACTTGAACTTGTTCGCTTAAAGGTGAACAGGGCCAAGTGCTGCGTCACGGGCAACTTTCGCGAATCGTGTGGCATGGATGCTTTTAAAGGTATCCAAGTCACACCTATTCGCTTAAAGAAGCCCTGGATCGAGTCGCGGTCCGGCAGCACGTACGCTGCGTGGCTCGCGTTTGCTCAGATGATGAGCGACCGTGGGTACGTAGGGTGCGCTGCCCTTGCGTGGGGAAAAGTCGAGAAACTGTACGGGTTTATCCCGTATGGTCTTTCGAATTCTCCTTTCCCATGTAAGGTAGTTTCATCCTTCTCTCTGGCAAGGGCTCTTAACAGAGGCCGAGTCAAGATGAGGTGGAATGCTGACTACCAGCGAACTGAAGTACTAGTTAACTGCCTTAAGAACAGAAAACTAGACACTACTTTGGATGGCTGGGCTC